AAAGCATCCTAAGAAGTCCGAATGTAACTGCATTACAACCCATAAAACTATTTTCAAGTACTAATACAGTCTTATTGGCTTTCTTCTGACCAAATTCTATCTTTTTAAAATCTCTAATGGCTCTTAACATAAACTCTAATTTTTCTACAAATTTATCAGATAGTTCATCTGTCTTTTTAACTATAGGTAATTTAAAAATAGAAGTCTTAATTTTAAGAGATTTATTATCTGTTTCTAAAATAGCAAGACCTGTTGTACTAGCTGTATCAATACCCAACGTGTAAGTATTTCTTAATAGTTTAAATCCTAACTTTTTTTCAATGTCTTTTATTTTAAAATTCATATTATTCTTGTAAAAAAGTAATTACTGAATTATGATACAATCCATATTTATCTAAAAGCATTTTAAAATCTTGTTCAACATACTTGGGATAATAACCCATTTTTTCACTCAATGTATTTTCTGCTTGCATACCCATTGCTTCTATCATTGCACATGCTATCTGAGAATTTAAATATGCTACTTTATCCATCGTCTACTCCTTTTCTTTAAATTCATTATTACATCTTAAACATTTTGCTTCTAAAAGAGTAGCACATCTTATCGTAGTACATCCGCAAGAATATTTTTTCATCTTAGTAGGAGCAGTTATAGTCAAGTGGGTCTTTCTATACAGTTTAAACGTAACTTCATTCGGCTTAATGTGCTCTATCGTTTTCTTTAGACTATCTGATAAAGAGGTTAAACTCCACCCATGCCTTCCATCTCTTTCTACGTTTAAACCGTAAGATTCTGCCCTTACTTTAAATGCTTTATTATGATACTGCTGAGAGTTACAATCTTCTATCTTATCACAGGTATTAGAATAATGCACCATTTCATGAACTAGAGTTTCTATAGGATTATTATTTAATTCTTCTGCACAGATATTTATTTCACTAATCGTTTGTTTACCTCTTTCCCATTTATCTTCCCAATGCCAACCAAGAACTTTTTGTCTACCTTTAGATTGAACTGTAATAAGTGGTCTCGGATGTTTTAATTTAAATTCAATAGCTAAAGCATCGTAGATTCTTTCTAGTTCTTTAATAACTGGTATGATTGAATTATCCATTCATTAATTCTCCAATATATTTAAATTTACGTAATGTTCCCCATACTATTTCTGGAAAACAAGGCATTTGCCACTCTCCATTTATATATTCTCTAACTACCCAAGCACCAGATTGGGGTATAGTTTCTGCGGATGGTCTTTTTTTAGTTTTAATTAATAACAAAGTCTCTTTTTTATTTGTTTGATAAAGAAAACACTTTAATTTTTTCATTTTATTTCCTTATAAGATACTCCAATATAATCTAATACCTTGCCTACTCCTATTTCATTAATACAATAATTCCAAAGTTGTGGATGTGTTTTTGCCATACATTGAAATTTATTTGGTTCATCTTCCAAATGTGTACCAAACATACAAAACATGCATCCAGTTCTTTTCTGTCCTTTATCATAAATGGTTGCATATTTTAAATTAAATTTCTTAATATATGTCCAAATATCTTCTTCTAACCAAAAACTCATAGGTCTTGATTGAATTTTACCTGTAAAAGAATTACATCCATTTTGTAAATATGTAATTTCTCTTAATCTACTCTCACTTGCCATTGTCGCTACATAAGGATGTAATCCTGTTTTCTTTGTATAATTTTTAAATGGGAGTTTTTTCATTACATTACAACATTGGTCTGAAATTTTAAAAGGAGCTTTTATTAAAAATTTCCATTTCGCTGGTAATTTCCAACTTCCAGATGCTTTCTTTCCATCTCCTCTTATACCTGTTAAATAAAGATTTCTTACTGTACTATTTTCTTTAGTTGGATTACGTACACATTCAAGCATTTTAGCAATCTTTTTACTAGTAACTGGATACCCATATGTATCTAATACTTGTTTAAAGGTCATTTCGGGTCTAATAATCTCTACATTATCTGTTTCTCTGACAAATTGTACCACTTCCGGCCATTCTAACCCTGTATTAACAAAGACTGCCTTAATATTAGGATAAATTGACCTTATTATATGTAAAAGAACTGTACTATCTTTACCTCCGGAGAAAGATATACATACTTCTCCTTGTAATTTATCATGAAATGCTTCTATTCTTGCTTTTGTTAAAATTATTTTTTGTTCTAAAGGTAATGATTGTCTTTGTTTAAGTTCCTAAATTTTTACTTTAGGCATTTTTAAAGATAATATTTTAAGGTTAATAAATTATTCTTTTTATTGGCAATTTCTTTAGCTCTTAATTTTTCTTGAATTGTTTCTTGTCTCCAGCATCCAATATGTTCTTTTGTGGGAATAATTATTTTATTTTTAATCCATCTACAATAAATTAATTTTTTACTTGTTTTTAATCTTTCGAATGGATTTATCATTCCTTTGTGCGTTTTGGTACTACCTTTTGTTTTTCCACAAAAAGTCCAATTATCTGCTTTATACATACAACCCTTCCTATAATCTTCTTCTACAACAAAAGTCTCAAATCCAATTACAGGAATCTCATAAATTTCTTGCCATAAAGTACTTATTGTTTTCCTCCATAATTTTAAAATTTGGGTTCCTAAGTTTGGTTCATGATTTTCCAATCTGAATACCGTATTATTGATGATTGCTGGTAAATAAATTTTTTGTTTTATTTTTTGGTCTTTTGGAATCATAAAAAATTCATCTCTTGCCCGAACACCGTAAACACAACTTGCACCAGAAATTATACCACAATATTCATTATTATAATTAATCAAAAAATGAATCTGTGCTCCCTGACACCCACGATTATCAACATAATGACGATTACGAATACCTTGATAAATAGGATTAGTTCTTTTACAAACTTCTAAAAATAATTGTTTTGATTTCATTTCTTTTTTCCTTTTTAAGAGAGAGAAGGAAGTTAAAAACTTCCTTTTAGTTAATTCTTTCTATTGTTTTACCTTCATCATTAAGAAGATAAACATTATTTGTATCAACCACAATCACTTGAGCTAAAATTTGTTCGGCTTTAAAAAGATAAATCTTTTTAACTAAATCATTATCAGCAGATTTATCTCTCATTAAAATAAATTGTTTATTTACTTGAGAATCTTGAGCATTTTTCACAGTAGTTTCAATAATCTCCACTGTCTCAACATTATCAAAAAACATCCAACCACCTGTCATTTCGGTTTTTACTATCATCTTTCTTCCTCCTTTGTCTGTCTATCTGCCTTCCTTCTCTCTTTTTTGGGTTTATTGTTCATTTTTTTCTATTTGTATTATTTTTGGATAAGGCAATTGCACGAATTTTTTATACCATTCTTGTTTTTCCTTATGAGAACCCAAACACATAAGATATATATGTTTTGGATAGGTAATAGTTACTGAAAATCTACTTCCTAACAATTCAGATAATTTTTGTACGGATGATGTTCCATAGGTAGCGTTTGCAGTTCTTCTATGAACACTTTTACCGTCAATCGTAAAAATTCTATCCATTCCTCTTTGCTTACCTACATATTTCCAATTAGTTGCTTGATAAATATATCCTACATGTCCATGAGTAGGGTCAGCATAGGAAATTAAATATTTTAATTCTGGCTTATTTTTCTTTAAAAATTCAAAAGAACGTGCCAAACAATATGATTCTGTATTCTTTGGTAAAGAATCAATACTAAATACTCTAATTAATTCTGCATAACTACCTTCTGGAACTTGTAACCAAGTACCTACATTTATTCCTATAGGATGACCATACACTATAGCAGTAACTAATTCATTATGATAATAAAATCCAATGCTCGCTTTAACTGAAGAAGAAATTGTATGGCTATAATGATTTTTTATTATAAATGCTTTAGTTATTTTAAAATCCAATTCTTTAATAATTAATTCTTTTAAATTAAAATTATCGATAATAGATATTTTTTCTTTATTTTTTTGAATATCATCATATATTTTTTTAGTTTCTTCATCAATATTTGGAGCAGGGTTAGCGACTTGCACGCTACTCTCGGAACTGGAAGTTCCGCATGTCTTTTTCGACACTTCCCCTGCGAATTTAATTTTAAGTTTTAGCAATTCTTCATTAGTTAATTTAGATAAATCCATTAAATTAATCCTCTTTTTTTAAGTTCTTCATTGAGTTCTTCTTGCGTAGGAATTGTTTTCTTTCTTTCTTTTTTAACTTTAATTTCTTTTATTAAAGATAAATCCCATTTTAATGCTAAAAATATTGCTTCACATTTCATTGTAATAGATTTATCTATAATTTTTTCCCAATTTACTTCCTTAATATGATTATATACATCTTCATCATAGCAAAGAACATCCTTATTAACTTCTTTTTCAGAAGATTGTATCGATTTTTCTCCAGTTTTCTTATCAGTTTTATTTCTGCTAGATTTTCTTATTGATTTACCAAAGGGAATAACTGGCAACCAATAAAAACTGTCTCCCGTATTCTTTTGAAAAGAAGGTACCAATTCTTGCGTATATTGTAATGCTCTCATAAAGACAGGAATTGATTTATAAGAATCTACTTCTTTAGAAATTCTACAGGGGAAACCAATATCTATTAAAGGTAAAGATTTTATTCTGATTTTTTCATCATTTATAAATCTCACTATTTCTTCTTGTGTTTCTTCATTCATAATTTTTTCTATAAGATTTGTTTGAAATTCTCTAATAAAATTACTACTATCCTTCCTACGAGCTTCAATTCCTTTTATTTCTTCTTTTACACCCCTCGGTGTAGAATTTCCAGTAATAAATATTGAACCGTTTCTTTTAGCTACCCAAGTTTTATTTTTAGTACAAGGACACCAAACAATTCCGTTATATTTTATTTTTTGGATATTTAATTTTTTACCGTTGGTTGACCTAATTCCAATATTATCTTTGTTAGATAAATGAACTACTAATTGGTCTCGATGTTTTTTTGTTTTTGTATGCCACCCACATCTCATAGCTAAAATTTCAAACCAATCAATAAACGTTTTATTTTTCTGATAAAACTCCCAAGTATTATTTTTATTTTTGTGCCCATCTCCCTCTAATAAACTCTGTAATATTTTGTTAAGTTCATTAATCGGAAGATTAACGAGTTTTTTATTTAATTGTTTATTTGGTACGTTTTTTAAAAACCAATCTACAAATGGTGTATTAGATATAATAAAGTAAGTCATATTTTTTTTATCTATATGACTTCTATAACGAATCCCTGACATTTTTAAAGCACGTTCTATTTTTTCAACGTATTGCTTTTTCTTCTGACCTATAGTAATATATTTGTATCCTCTAACATTTCCCAAATATCCTTCTGACAATACCCATCCAACTAAATAAGCCCATAATTCTCCTATAGAATAATTAGAATAATATTTAACTGGAGCTAAAACTTTTATTTTATCCCTGGAAGTAATTTCTTTTATTTCTTTTAAATATTCTTTTCCATTTTTAATAATTAAATTTTTATGATTGGGAGTAACAAACATTTCTATTGTTTTAGAATTACCGATTTTATAAAGATAATCATTATAATTATATTTTCTAATCCAAGAATTTTGTTGATATTCTATATATTGTTTTTTTAAATTATAAGTAGCTACCCTCTCTCCTATTTTTAGTTCGTTATATTTTTTCCAACCATTTGTTGTAAGTATTTCAGTTTGTTCATCTACACATAAGTATCCTTTATAATGGCATAAAGCAATAATAAACAGTTTTTCAAACTGACCTTCTAAATCAAATTCGATACCCATCTTATCTTTATTATATTTTTCTTTCGCCCACTGTTTAACTAATTCATTACATAAATCCTTTGGATTATCTGAGGCTTCTATAAAAACAGAATCAGTATCTATATAAATAACTTTTACACTACGTTTATTTAGTTCATCTTCAATGTAGTGTAATAAATCTCTTATTAAAAAAGTAATCGCAGCAGCCACTCTATAATCGAATAATCTAAAAATTTTTAACCCACATACACCAAATAACGAATTAACAACTGCTTTAATTGCATCATACTTAATTTGTAAATCTTTGTATTCTTCTGTTTCTGGATTTGTAGATTTTAATTGTGATTTTAAAATATCTTTCTTACTAATTAATTTTCTTGCAATTGTAGGAAGTAATGCATTTTCATTCTGGTAAAATTTTACCTTGTTTATGGTAATACCTTCATTTTTAATATTTGAAATATCCAAGCAAAAATTAATTATTGCCATCGGATAAGCACTCGCTAAATCTAGTTTATAAAGTCCTTTATAAAGACCTGTATCGCATCTTCGATAAGCTCCTTCGAATCCTATTTCTTCTACTTCAACACCTTCGCCATAATGCTTTGATGGTAGGATTATACCTTTTTGTTTAGCTTCTCGTAAAAGAATCATGTCCAACATTTTTGAATTCCATGTTACATCACTCCATTCACACATACTCATTCTGCGAAGTTCATCATAATATTCTATAATTTTCTTTTTTTTCTCTAATTCTATCATTCTTCTAACATCATTTATATTCTTTTCCTTAATCTCATCAGACAATCTACTAAAATCTACCTTTTTATAAGATGATTCTTTTAATTCTTTTTGACAAACAGCATCGAGAGCATAAGAAGGTTCTGTACGATAAATTTTCTTATACATTTCTAAATAATCCATAATACTAATTCCAGCAGGTACTAAAGTAGGTTCTACTTTTTGAGAGGTTCCTAAATAATTATATTTTGCAATTGGACTTAACATTTCTGCTAATTCACATCCAAATACTTTCTTATATCTTGCACAAAGATAAAGCCAATCAAATTCAATAAAGTTCCAGCCTAATAATAAATCAAATTGTTGTTCTTTTATCCATTTTACAAAATCATTTAATAATCTTTTTTCTTCTATTTCTAATTGCTGCATTGGATTGTCCAAATCATACCAACCAAGAACTAAATAGTCTTTTATAAAAAAAGTCTTAATCTCTCCTGTATAATTATTGGAGCACGAAATACAACTTATAGGTTGTTCAGGATAAAGATAATTGGGTAAGATTTCAGTTAATACTTCAATATCAATAAAAGAATACTTTAACTCTACCTTACCAAATGATGAGATTTTATCTATAATATAACGTTTACAAAAATTTATATCAGCTTCATAACTATTTTCATCTCTTCTATTTTTTAAATCCGAAGGTCTGGCACATACTATTTTATTAACTTTTTTATTGTCTATTGTACGGAAGATTCCATTAGGGGCTAATTGATAAAAATAAGGAAAGAAAGTTTTATCTTTAAATAAAGAAAGAGTTTTTCCAATGCGATGCCAAACATAAATTTCCCGACCAATATTCGATATATTACAAACATTAAGTTGTAGCATTATTTCCTTTCTTTAAAATTATTATTTATCTTTATTTAAATTTGCTTGATTGTATAAAATTTCTAAATATCCGAGATGATGTGATGGCACTCCTGCATTACATAAATCATTAGCAAGTAAAATATACATCGCTCTATAATCTTTAAGATTAACTGGACAAGATAACATTTGAATCTCTTTCTTAATTTTTTTCATTATGCACTCCCAAATGAACCCATTCCAGGTTTGCGTTTAATCACAGGTTTTATATTCTTAAATTCGGTAAGCCAATGACAAATTGCAAATACTTGAAATGCCTGGAATAAATGGTTTGCAGTTTTAAATCCATACATAACCTTACCTTGTTTAGTCTTACCAACAATAACATTATTAATCTGTGTATCAAACTTAATATCTTCATACATTTGTATCTTTTTACTATAAAAAATATCCTTTAAACATTGAATAGACCAATCTACGACATTTGCTTGTTTAAATACATAACTTCCATCTTTACCTTTAATATACTGATTATTTTTATCTTTTTCATAATCAATATCTATATTCTCATTAAAGGAAACAGGAATAACATTATCTGGATAATCTTTTATTAATGCACTTATTAATGCTTTGCCTACACCAGAAGTATTATCCAACCCTATAATATTAGGTTGTAAAAGACTAATTAAATATCTTATAAAATCTTTTTCTTCTTCAGGAGAAAGTTGAAATGTACTAATCCTATAAATGTATTTATAAATTTTATTTGTTTGTGAAATAATAATGTATTCAGATGGTGCTCCTCCCTCACCAATATCTGCATAAATCCCTAAAAATTCTGCATTGATTGGTTTTTCAACAATAACAATCTCTTTATATCTAAAAAATGAATCCTTATTAACTTCAAATGATTTAATAGGTATTCCCATTCCTTTTTTATCTACTAAATAAGTTTGCCTAATTCTCTGAATATCAAACACACTTTCTGCACCTTCGATAACCTTACCATCAATCTGAACTTGATAACCGAGAGAATCTTTACCACCAAATTCCTTTATAGCATCTGCTTCCTTTTTATTATTCCATGTAGGATTAATATAGGAAGGAAGATTGATTATTTTCTTTTTATTTTCTAAATCAAAAAAGATTTCACCAATTGGAGAAGTTTTTGTAAATGTAGTCATTCCAGAAAAACGATTGATACAACCTTTTTCTGATTGTGCCATCAACATTTTTCCAGAAACATCCTTATTAAGATAACTCGATTCTTCCATATATTGCCTATCATAATGCTTGCCAAAATATTGCCCCCCTGGATTCTTTCCAGTAATATTTTGATTTACACTTTCCAATAATAATCCACTTGCAAAATTTAATTTATAAGTTGGACTACGCAAAGGATGACAATTTAAAATTTTCATTATTTTATGATTTTCAAAAGAATTAATTAATTTTTCAAAAATTTCCATTACATGAAGTTTATCATAAGAAGAAATAACCGCCCATTTATAAACTTGATTAAAAGTACAAACTAATACATCTATTGTAATAGAAACAATTGATTTACCTGTAAGACGACCCCCTAGATTATAACTTTCGGCTAAATTATTTTTTGTTTCTATGTTTTTTTCTTTAGATAATTTGGGGTTATTTAAAAATAAAGAATCCCATGATAACATAGGATACTGATAAGCACGAACTTTACCAAATTTTTCTTTATCCCATGTACCCAATGAATCAAAATCATGGAACATAGTCTCGGCACACCCAATTGGATGGGTTAAGACTTGAAAGACCTTTAAATCATTTTCTTTAATTTTGGCTATCATTTTTTAATAATAATTATAATAATAAATTGGTTCTTGATTCATTAAATACAAATAAAACATAATATCTATTTCGTACATTTTATTATTCTTTCGGTTTCAAATAAATATTTTCATAAATAAAAGTAATATACTTACTATTAACACCCATTATCTCTGCTACTTCTTCCAAAGTTACTTTCTTGTAATGATACAATTCCATTAACTTCTGATTATATAGGGTAGTGCCACGAAAAAATGTGGCTTTTGCAGGTTCTAGATTATCTATCTTCATTAAAAGTCTAAATAAACTCTGACATTCGGGACATTTTACATAAGTTTCACCAGCATGTTCATTGTAATAGGTTAATGCTTTTTCTTTTAATTCATTCATCAATTCTAAAGCGTTTTCAGAATCAGCATCCTTCATCATACCTAATTTTTCTTTTAATTCCATTATTTGTGTAGTATTTGCCACAAGTTGTTCAGTCATTTTTAGAGGTATGGCACCCTTTTTTTCTTTACCTTCTTGTTCAATAAATAATTTAACTCGGTCATTTAAAATTTCAAGATAAACTAAGTTTATAAGTGTACTTTTCTCAGCTAATGATTCGAAACTATGCTCGGTTACGTATTGATTGTATAATTGTATTGCTTTTATTTTTTCAGTATCATTCAATCCAATAAAAGCAGTTAATAATTCTTCTTCTTGAATTTTTTTATCTACTAATTGACTAAGTTCTTCATCAGAAAGATTTTTATATTGTATCATGTTACGGTATTTTTGAATAAGTTTATCTTTATCCATTATTTATCTCCTTTAATTTTATTTTGTTCTTCAAATGCTTTATATAATCTTCCTTCAGGTGGTAATTTTGTCCAATCGTTTTCTATACTTAATAATAATTTCTTACATTTATTATCACAATGTAATGTTTCTTTAATTCCTTTCATTGAAAAACAATGAACTAATTCATCTGGGTCTAATGGAAGAATATAATTTCCACAAACATCACAAATTGCTCCTGAAGAAGTTATCATTTATCTTCCCTCTAGATTTATTAAATGAGCAGGAATCCAAATTCCATCATATCCATTATCTAATAATAAATTTAACATTCTATTTGCCCCGACTGGATTCATTGAGTGAATATAAATAAGTGCATTTTTTTGCTTTTGATTTTCTATTAACCACTTTACAAATTGATAACCTGTATTCTCTTCATTAGAATCTACCCAAATCGCATTTCCTAAATCATGGTCAAGAAACATTACTGGAAAATCGACAGATAAAGAAACATGAAAAGCATCCAGAGCATTATCATAAATAAATAACTCTTGATTTTTAAATAATTGTTTAAATTTTTCTATCCTAATCGGATTGTCTTCTAAAATTAATATACGCATTTTAATCCCAAAGATAATTAAAATATTTTTCTAATAATTCCATTCCTCTGTGAAATTTAATCTTTAAAATAAAATACTCTTTACTTTTTGGTTTATATTGAAGATTATTATTCATCATTTTTAAATTCGCTTCGAAGCCATCTATAATAGTCTGAATTTCTTTTTTAGTAGGCTCTGTTCCATGATAATATTTTTTAAAATGTCTTAATCCTTGTGAAATAACAGTTGCTAAATAATTATCAAAATCCCAGGTATCATTATCTCCAAATCCTCTATATCCTCTTTGAAAAAACCAATAAATCCTTCTCCAAGACATATCTAACCATCTTATAGGAGCATAAAAACAATAATACTTTATTTCATTTAATAAAGTTCTTTTAAATTTTTTCATTTAATCACCTCAAATGGATTAATTTCATCGTTCTATCAATATTACCTATACCACAATACTCTCCATCACATGCAAAAAATTCAATTCCTTCAATTTGAGTTTCTCGTTCTAAATCTTTTTCTAATTCTTGAATTCGTGAAAAAAATTCATCTTCAATTTCATTAAATTTTTTCCAATATGTTTTTATAATTCTTTTTTGCTCTTTTGTGGGTATTATTTTATATTTTTTTTGATAATTTTTCTGATACACTTTGTTATTAAACATTTTCTTCCTTTATTCCATCTTTAAAATAAAATGGTACATGTATTTCTGATAATTCTGTACATCCTGGAATCTGACTCTTATCTACATGTACAACAAGGTCAAATCCTAATTGTATTGCTTCCATTTCTGGTTTTCCTTTTTCTGTTAATTTTCCTGTAGGTCTTTTTTCAGTAGGAGCATCTGCTTTTTGTCCTCTTCTAAATCTTAGAGTCAATCTACTATTGTGCATTAAAGCATGTCCACCTGTCAAATGCTCCAATTTAATAAAAGCACCTAAATCCATTCTAGATTGTGCAATCAATACAACTGCACATTTAGCTTTTGATACAAATGCCATACCCATTTCAAAATATTGTGTCATTGCTCTGGCTCTAAGAGCCATGTTACTATCTGCTGTAGATTTATCTTTTTCACCTTTTCCAGCATACATTTCTGCTTTAGGTGCGAGACCATGTATTGAATCAAAAATAATAAGGTCTACTACATTTGCTTTACAAAGTTTAATAATTGTATCTAATCCATCTTCTAATTTATCTACATCTTCTATAACTAATGATTTAGTATCGACTCCTCGTTTTTCTGCATAAATTGGGTCATAAGTATGCTCCCCATTTATATAAACACAGATATTTCCGAGTTCTTGAGCTTTAGCAATTAAATCTAATACTTCAGTAGTTTTTCCACAGGCTTTACTACCCCAAATAACTGTATGAAGACCTTTGACAATTCCACCACCTGTTAGGTCATTTAGACATTTATGTTTAAAAGGAATTCTTTTACGTTCCTCTATAGTATTAGCATACTTAACAGAATCAGGAATAATTTTATTAATTTCCCTTAATGTTTGATTTAATTTATCACGTCTTTCTTGAGAAATTTGTGTATTATTTTTTTCTATTAAAGGATTGTTCACTATTTGTGAATCATTATTCACTTGTGAACATTTGGTTTCTATCTTGTGAATTTTATTTTTGCCACCTTTTTTTCTACCCATTTTTAATCTCCTATATAAATATCTATTTCAAAACCTAAAACACTTAATTCTATCATTAAAACGTTTCTTTTAAACCATTCTATATCAAGTTCAAATATATCGATTTTTTCTTCAATATTATATTCTTTCCATTGATTATAGAATTTTATCTCAATCATCATTTTCTCCTTTATTTATTACAACAAAACCATGAACACAAACTGCATAAATAATTTCTCCTTTATCATTATAAGTAGCAATCGAATAAAAAGTTCCTGATGTAGTTTCTATTTCTTTACCGCAAGGACAAAACATTATTTCTCCTTTATAACTGTAAGGTCTTTTATGGGTACAATATAAATTCTATTACCACCAATGTATCTATAAGGATATGTAATAATTTTTTCTTTTGCAATCTTATAAGTAGCAGGATAAACTCTATTATCATATTGGTCTTTATATAATATTTCTATTTCAAGGTCTGCAAATGCTCTTTTAGCAGCAATACCAATACTTTTACACATCCAAATTGGTTCTTTAATTTTTAAAGTATTCTTTTTCATTATAATCCTGTCTTTAATCTTTTTATTACTTCAATTTCCTCTTCATGTTCTGTTAAAATTCGATTGTATTCATCTAATATTTCTAATCCTTTATCTACATAATCATTCAAACATCCACTTGCTGAAGGCATAACTCTTCTAATATATTCCCATAAATAATTATGTAATTCTCTAATATAATCAAAAATTTCACTATTTGAATCAATTTTATCTTCTGCTAAGAATCCATAAGGTCTATCTTTCATATTTTCTCCTCTAATAATCTAAAAAAATCTTCTACATCTAATGTAACTAATCTTTTACCATTTATATTTTCATGTACCATAAAGCAATATTTAGAAGTATTAATGGGCAAATTAGCATTTAAATGATTCCAAACCGATTCTTTTATTGTAAAATCTTTTGTATTTCTTTTCTTGCACTCTATAAAGGCAAAATTACATGTAATATCGGAATAATCATTTCCACAACCACTACCCCTTGACAACCTGGCTTGTGGGTCTATTTCTTTTACTTTGGCAAGGATGTATTCTTCTAATTTTCTTCCTACATCTCTGGTACTCATTCTAATTCCTCTCCATGTATTAATCTCATTTCTCTATTTCCTTGACCTATTCCCACCCAATCATTATCACATTGAAAAAATTCAAGTCCCTCAATTCCAGTTTGTTTACTCATTTCTTTTTCAAGTTCACCAATCCTAATCCATAATCTACTTTGTTCAACTTGGAACATATCCCAGTATAATTTTAATATTCCAAGTTGTTTTTTATTAGGTTTAATTTTATAAGTTTTATTTTTCATTTTTTAATCTTATTAATACGCCATCTACCTTAAATTCACTAATATGAGCCAAATAAACACCATCATTTTTATAATAAAGAATAAATTCAGTTTCATCATCAGTAAAAGCTCCAAATTCTTCAAAAAAAGAACCTACCTGATTAATATCTAATTCTTTTAATTGTTTTTCTATATCTTTATTTATTCTTATCATTTTTAATTCCTTTGATAATCTTATTAAACTCTCTGGTAGTTTCTACTTCTTCAGTCTTTTCTACAATAAGCATATAAGCCTGATGTAAAATTTGTTCACTTAAAATAACTTTTTGTTTTATTGATGAGTGATTTTTAAACATCTTTTTTAATAAATTGTACTGACAATTCATTATGTGATAAATTTCATTTAATCGTTTGATTTGTTTTATTATGTTATTCATTATTTAGAACCTTTTTCTCTATTTTCTTTAGCCCAGAGGGGCTGAAGATTTGTATAATGAAAGCATTTACGTTGTTCACTTGGTTTAGATAAGTCAAAACTACAACAAGGTATTATATGGTCTATTTCCCATAATCCATAATTTGAGAACGACATCCCTAACTTAAATTTAGATTGCAGATGAAATTTTAATAAATCTATGGAACAACCTAATAATTTTAAAATTGGAACCGATTTATTAATACCTTTTAATACCATTGTTATTCTTCTACTTAAATTTGTACGCATTTTAAAATTTAAATCATTTCTTCTACGATTTCTAATATATAATTTATGTTTTTTACGAATTTGTTCTCTATTATCCTTATAATATTCCTTTTTTTGATTTAAATATTTTTCTTTATTTTGTTCATAAATCTGTTTAATTTTTTGTTTAGTACATTCTTTACATTCAGAAAACAATCCATCGGAATGTCTTTTGTCTTTATAAAATTGATTATTCTTTTTTATTATTTTACAACAGGAACAAGTTTTCATAATTATACAATCTCTTTCTTTTTAAATATTTTAGTTTCTTGGTTAAATTCGCATTGAAGTTGATAGGTACAAAAATTTCCTCTTGGTTCTTTTATTTTTTGTATATCAAAATGACTTAAAGTTTTAGAATCATTATCCTGAATTAATCTTGCTGCAAAAGTAGGATAATGGTCAATTAAATTTGGAGCAAAAAATTCACTTGTCTGTTTTAATTGTGTAAAAATGACCAGAATACCACCTTTTCTCTGTAGTTCATCATTAAGATGTTTTAATGTAGTATCTGTAGATTCTTTATGTTCCAAATGTAACCAATCTATTATCGAAAAAGCATTATACTCCAATTCAATTGCTAATGGATTTTCATGATAAGTATGATAATATTTTCCTGTAATTCCAATTAGTTGACTAGTTTTTTGAAAACGAGAACCAGCTTCTGAATAAATATAATAAGGTTTAACTCCTTGTGTTATCATTTCTTTAATCATGTTTAATGCTACTGTAGTTTTTCCATCATTAGTTTTAGCACCTAAAAGAATAACATCTTTATCCTGAAAGATTGCTATATCATTAAAGAGAGGTATTTTATATTTATATTCTGCAACAGATTCGGGAGCAGTATCTGACCATTCAATTTTGTCTTTATATTGATATCGACCTCTACCTAACCTAACAGCTTTTCCATCTTTTACAAATTTACTTAAATATTTATCAACAACATTTCTAGGAAGTTTGGTATTCTCTATTACATCTCTTGGTGTAACATCTGTCTGCATTAATTTCATGTAATCATAAATAGTTTGTTCATAAGTTCCTTCGTCTGTTCCTTTATATTCTGATAATGAATTTAACATTGCTTTTATTGCAGTAGAAGGCATTGGATTTTCTAGAAGATATTTATTCATAATACTTAAAGTAAATTCGGTTTGTTCAGGAGAAAGTTGTTTTATTAACATTCCTCCAATTGAAATAAAAGTATCATTGCAACATCCATCTAAATTATTATTTTTTAATTTAA